AGTGCGATGATGGTTGCAAGATCACACGTAGGCCGGAACTCAACGGGCCCCATACCAGGCAATTTACTCTCTTGGCTGTGCCAGACTTTCCAGAAGTAAGTTACCCGATCTGTCATCAAAATTGCATCTGTAACCAGATGGATGCAGTGTGTAGCAGGGTGCTCACCCCTGTTCCGCACCCTACGCCTGAGGGCTTGGTTGAACTCCGTTCTGCGGCGGAGTACATCGCGACCCTCTTGCCCCATGTCACACCAAATCCCTTTGGTGTTATGCCTTTGCTTTATAGAGGAGCCAAGAGAGCCCGTTATCTTGCTGCGGAGCTCTATGTCCAAACACACGCCTGGTCCGAGAAGTGGGCTAGCATCACTGCCTTTGTTAAATTTGAGAAGGTTGTTGCAAAGTTGCTAGCTATACCCAGAATAATCCAATTTCGTGACCCGCGTTATTGTGTTGACATTGCGCGATTTTTAAAACCATTGGAACGCTACCTTTACGACCTTGTGGGTCAAGGGGCCTCTCACAATGCTGAATTTTATGTTCCACCAACCCGTCTGATGGGTAAGGGACTCAATTCCCTGGAACGCGCATCCCTATTGAAAACGAAGATGAACAAATTCAAGAGACCATTTGTTCTTAGCATAGACATGAAGCGATTTGACCAGCACTGTGTGGCCGAGCTTCTTGCGCTTGAGCACCTTGTTTACCTCATATGTTTACCAAATCCATGGTTTGCATTTCTTTTAACCCAACAGATGACGAACCGTTGTCGGACAAGATTAGGGTTAAAATACGTTACCTTTGGCAAAAGGATGAGCGGTGATATGAACACCGCACTAGGTAACTGTCTTATAATGCTTATCATGATTTGTGCAGCCATGCGACGTCGTTTCGGCGACTACGAAGTCATGATTGATGGCGATGATACCCTTATCATTGTTGAAGAAGAGTTCGCTGAGAACATGATCAGAGAACTGCCCGCCATCTTTCTAAACTATGGCCATGAGGTAAAACTCGAAAACCGTACATCCTGTTTCAACGAGGTTGTATGGTGCCAAAGCTCGCCCATTTACACAGTTTATGGTGACAAGTTTGTACGAAACCCATTTAAATGCATGGCCAATGACCTCACTGGCCCTAAATGGAATACTCAACCTGCGGGTAGACTTAGATTGTTGGCAACAATCGGGGTTTGTGAAGCCATACTTCACCGCGGTGTCCCTGTCCTCGAAGAGTACGCTAAGGCGATCTGTCGAGCGTCACGCGGAGTGAAAACTTTCGTCAAACATGATTATTTGTTCACCCCTCTAGCCTTGAGAACAAGGCGAGAGTTCAGATCTCTTGAATCTAGAACTCTGTTCATGACTAAAGCTGAAACTGCTTTTGCGCATTTGTCCCGCTTGAAATTCCAACCCATTAGTACTCGCTCCCGCGAGGAATTTGCTGTTGCGTTCCATGTCTCCATCGAGCGTCAAATCCAGATGGAGAATTATTTCAAAGCTTGGAGTCCTAATGTGTATGGGCAGATTGATCAGCTTGTGACTTTCGGCCTTGAAGGCGCCGATTATGTCGACCTGCGTTGCATTAAACCGGAAAGACTACCCCTTTCCCGTTTGGAAGATAAATTTAGAACAAGGTCTCTAACTCCTTCCCAACATTCACGTGCTTAAACGCCTCGTAAACGAGACATTGACAGACCGATTCGATATCCACCAAAGTTTATCGAACAACCATTTACACAACTTAGAGAGTACATCAACAAAATAGCATTTAACAAGAAACCTAAGGTCTCTTACTACAAGAATTACTACTCACGTAACCAAAACATTGAAACCGACAAACACATCGCTCAATCTAAACAATTACAAATGTCTCGCTCAGCACCATCACTTACTAAACTTCAATTTTCCCGGCCTACTACCCGCAAACAACGTGGGGGTAATACTCTAAGAGGAGGAAAACCAAATCGTGGCTCTAGCTTTCAGGCTAATGCCCCGGTACAACTTGTTTCAGTTCCGGTTAGCAAAGGTAGCATCCGTCGCTCTGCTAAACCCAAACAAGTTCGGAACAAAGGAGGGGTGCTTATGGTCGACCACTGTGAATACATATCAGAAGTCGCCAAAAGCACATTGTTCACTAGTACCACCTATCCTTTGAACCCAGGTCAGTACCTGACGTTCCCTTGGCTCTCTACTATAGCACAGCAATTCGAAAAGTACGAGTTCACTAGACTCCAATTCGAATATAGTACCGAGTCACCTACTAGTGCCGCAGGGATCATGATCCTGGGCACTGATTGGGACGCATCTGACCCACCTGCTGTCGGGAAGCAGGAAATTTACTCTTTTCCTGACACAGTCAGTTCCCCTGTTTGGGAAAACTGTGTCTACTCGGCCTCGCCAGCTGAGTTGCGCGCCCTTGGAAAGCGCTTTGTCCGACCTGGGGCTAATCCCCCCAACACCGATATAAAGTTGTATGATATCGGTAATTTCCAAATTGCCTCACAAGGCGCGACAGTTAATGCTGTTAGCGGTGAGCTACGTGTCTCGTACACGGTCATGTTGTACGAGCCCCAGCTGAACTCTATAGGTTCAGTAGCGCTCAGTGGTGAATATATATCTAATTCAAATGGCACTCAGCCAGTGGTTCAACCCGGGAGTGTCGCGCAGGTGGCCTTTGTCCCTGGCGCTTTCATCACTGGAGTGCTATTTTCAACAACATACGTAGCAACTGCCCCGGGCCAATACCTGATGACTCTTCAAGTCGCTGGCACTGGTTTGGGGGCTATTACAGCAACGAGTAGCGGTACCATTTACGACTCGTTCACTGTTTTCAACACCGGCACAACAGCCGCCTCTATAATCGTTAATGTTTATTTGCTTGTTGGTCAAAGTATTGTCCTGACCTCACCAAATACTACAATCACTGATTGGCGACTTCGCATAACACCATACCAAGGAAATTAAAAGATTGGGTTGTTCCCAAACACACGTAAGATTGAATCTTATGAAGAACGGCGCGGGTAGAAAGGCCCCGCGGTGACACGTTTCTG